GAGCACTCTCATAATGAACGCGGATATCCTCAAGCAAAGTCAGTTTGAGATAATCAGGCATATCATCAATACTATTCTGACGATTCTTAGTATCCTGACGACGTAGTTCAGGAAGAGGAATAGTATTGTTTAGAAGATTTGCATCAGCATATCGTTGTGAAAATTCTTGATATGTAAATGACCTATGTCGAAGAATTTGGGCCGCAATACCACGAGTAGTATTAATCTCTACAGTCATGGTTGCTTGCTCAAAGATGCTCCAGTGTTGATGTTGAATACAATACTTAAGGAGACCAGAGAACTTTTCATTCTCCTGATTATCAGGGTTACTTACGCGAGCACAATATGCCATGTGCTTTTCTGCGTCAGGAGTAACACTGATGAGTTTTACTTCTGGTTTCATAAACTCAAATTCAGTCGGGATATCCATCATCGTCTCCATCATAAAATACTTCGTCGTAATCTGTTAGATAAGGTGCTACTTCTTCGTAACTAGTTTTGTATGCTTCTGTATCAGAATAAATCTCTGACTTTAGACATTCTACCAGAGACTCAAGGTTTCTGACAATTAACTTAAGCTTCTCTTTATCCATTCATATGAACGCTGACAAAGCTAATTATACATAAAAAAAGAGAGGGAGTCAACCCTCTCTTAAAATTCATTTACTCAGCAATAGAACTTCTAGATAGATCAAAAAAATGAATGCTGTTGATGCCCCAGTGATAGCGGCAATCGTAGCAATCATTTTCCTGCTCCTGCATTTACAAGCAGTGCTTGATGACGACGTTGTTCTTTTTGCTTCTGCTCTTTAATAAGTTGAAGTACGTTGAGTTTTTTCATTTGTGACCCTCCTTTACAAACTTAACACCACGATAGGTTTCGTTGTATTGTTGGGGCTGCTGCATCATCTGTTGTTGATACTCCAGACGCTTCTGGGTATCATACTCTACGCCTCTGTACACTACACGACTCATTTGTTTTCTCCTGAAATACTAGGGTGAAAAAATCCCGTTCCTCCAGACATAAAACGCAGAAAAAGTAAAAAACTTTTCCCGAACGATCCGTTCCCTTATGCCTTACTTGCGTCCTCTAGAGTGAGGATGAACGATGGTAGTAATATAACATACCTAATATTATTTAGTCAATAATTGTATTAATTTATACTAAAATGTATCGTTATGAACTTTTTTATATCTTCTAATTGGGGTATCTAAATTTTTTCCCAATCTAACTCTTTTTGATAATGTTGAATATTTAATGTTCAAAATCTCCGATGCTTGTTTTAACGAAATATATTCAACTCCATCAATAACTACTTTCTTTGCTGGATGAATTTTACTTCCTGTTACTTTCCTCTTTTTATTATATGGATGAAGATTGCTACCATCACCAACAGGAGGAGCACTTCCTCCTGGAGAAATATTTAAAAGTATTCCACCATCACATTTTCTTCCCCAAAAATTTATCAATACTTTTTCAAGTTCAAAAGCATTATCTTCTAGTAAATTATCCTTTATAATAATTATTCTACTTTTATCTTTTGGTGGTTTACAATTTTTTCCACTCTTATAATAACATCTTTTACCGCACCCCTTTCCAATATAAAAAGGTGAATACCTATCTTCACGCAAGTATGCGTAGACATAAAACTTATTCATCTGCTTTAATCGTGGTTACAAATATTTATACAAGAAAGGGAGCATTTCTGCTCCCACTCTTTGCTTAAACAACCACGATTAAGCATTATTATTTAGTCTCTCTGTCTCCAATCATCTGGTTTATCTCCAGAAAAGAAATCAATTATATCATCTGCACCATTAAATCCTGTTCGATGATTTGATGGGTCTGGATCACCTAGATCCAAAGCATTCATAAAATCATCAAGACTACCTTCTTGCATATTAGGATTAGCTGCACGGCGTCTTGCTTGTCTTAAAAGAGTTGCCGCTGAACGATTTGCTTTTGCTAATTTTTCTGCCCATATCATATCACTTAACTCTACAGATTCGCCTTTTGCAATTCGCTCACAGATTGCTTCAAGACGAAGACGGTATTGAGTAGAGAGCATATACTTCTCCAGATATAGTATATTTAGTTAACGCTCAATATAACTCAGAGTATGGTTCTGAGCATAAAGTTGATGAATGATCATGTCACATCCAATTTTGGGATTACAATCTCCACAGGTATAAACATCTACTGCTGCTTTACCTTCTTCGGGCCAAGTGTGAATGCTTATATGACTTTCCGACAGTAAACAAATTACTGTAACTCCTTGTGGTTCAAACTTTTTTGAAATTGTTTGAACCACAGTAGCACCACTTGCTATTGCCGCGCTTTCCAGTAAATCTATAAGGCAACGTTCATCATCCAATAGAACGAATGAACATCCATACAAATTAAGTAGATAGTGTTTCCCCATTTCCCTCTGCTTCTTTAATCAATTGACTCACATATGTTTCAGTCCCATTCATAGTTTTAACTTCAAAAATAGATGATCTCTGATATTTTTTAATTTTCTTATATTTCTTTAGAAGTTTTTTTACTTCATCTTTGTAAATAGCGACTTCTATTTTCTCTTCACTAAATCCTTCACTCATCTTTTTTTCTTTTTATCTGATTGTTTGTATCCCCAGAGTTTGGGATTGATTCTTCCATACCCAAAATCAATTTTTTCAACCACACCAGGACCATACTTATCATAGTACATATCAAAAATACGAACTCTAGTCCCTCTCACCAAATCTAGATGCTGTTTGCCATCATTATTATACCAAATCAGATAGGCATCATTTGGAAAAGAAGAGTCTTTTGCTTGATCAAGAGTTATATCTTGGAGTAGGATATCGCATCCATAATTACTGGGAAGAATGCTTACTTCTTCTTTTGCATAATCCGCCATATCTTTCTCCGTGCTTACTGTGACTGTCATGAACGGCCACCCCACTGAATGTCGGGATATGCCTCCTTAACATTTTCCAAAGTGATTTTGTATTTATCAGAAAGACGCTTATCTTTTGTAAAGATTAACAATTCTGCTTCTTTTGGATGAAGACCACGAAGAAGATTGATAAACATCATTTCTCTACGGATGGTAGAGAGTGAATCGTTTCCTCCTTTGACATAATGATAAAGGTTTTGATACTCCTTACGAAGAGATGTGCGACCTCTACCATCTAGATCTTGTCCTGTTGCTGATGCACCACCAGATGCTTCCCTCTGAATATTTTCAGAAAGAGTTCCAGAATAAACTGTTTGATCTCCAGCATCTGCATAAGGAACATCTCCTTCTGGAAGAAGGCTGATCACAGTTTCATCAAAATTCCAAATCAAAATTGATTTGAGTGAATCGTGTTCATAGGTTTTTAGAACTTCAACTTTTTTTGAATTCGTTCTTTGCTTTGAAGCAAGTTCTAAAATTTCAAAAACAAATGGATTTGTAGGAAGTGTTTCGATTGGTTTCTCAGTCGTCTTCCTCGTCTTCGTCGTAGTCATAATCGTTTTCAAATCTCACAGCTAAAATTTCGTCGGGTATTACATTCCCATTTGAATCAAACATCTCTGGGTGTGTATACACTGGTTGAGTTTGGTAGAAGTGTTCTTTTGCCAACCATCCTACTACTCCTCCTACAAAAAAGAACATAATCGAAACTAATGTTCCTATGGTTAGAGTTACTGCTAACATCTTTTTTCTCCAGAGAATTTATTTTTTCCTTATATCAAAATGAAAATCGATAAAGAAATGAAACTCTCTGTGGAAGAGAGAGATCATCTTACCAAACTTCACTTGAAAAGTTTTTGGCCTTTCTGATCTTCTCCTCCTATTGCGTAGTAATAACTCAACACCCCTATTAATTTGGGGTTCGTTTTTATTTAGTTTGCTTTTTTCGCCGTCCAGGTCTTTTGTCATGACTATATTTCCATGCATCCTCTAAGATACCATACAAGTAATTTCTGATTTTTCTTGCTTGAGGTTTTGGAATATGTCCATAACCCTCACGAAGTTGTTTATGAATTTCATCAGAACCACCTTCAAGATAATCATCGAGATCCATTATCAGATTGTTTAGTTCACTTGCAGTTGCACTTTGAATAAACTCTTCAACTTCAACTCTCTTAGTTCTACGAACTTTTAAGTAATCATAAAACTTCAGAACAAACTGACCATTGAAGGCATAGTCAATAGCTTTCTCAACATCGTTGTAAACTTCGTGAAAATTATTATCCATTAAACTAGATTTTGCTCCTTAAGGTATTGAACAGTATCTGTACATCCACCAATATGTTTGTTATCGACAATAACTTGTGGAAATGTGGAACCTTGACCAAACTCCGCATAAAATTCTTCGCGGGTAAAGTCTATATTCAGTTTGTAGACAACGTGCTGCAACTCTGCTAATTGTAACACCTGCTCTATTTTTGTGCAATATGGGCAACCATCTTTGGAATAAACTGTAAACGTCATATCTTTCTTATCGTTTTGAATTTTATTTAGTAAAAATAATTGAGGCCAAGTATCTCTAATGATCTCAGTAAGTTTATATGGTGTTTCCGAACTGATCATAAAAAAAGGAGTTCTATGAACTCCTCTTATTTAGTTTTAGGTCGGAAGGGGCAGTCAGGACATCCTGCCCCACAGCATCCTTTATTAGTTGAGCTCATAGTTTTTCCAGATTTTCAACTAGTGTTTTGAGTTCTTGTAGGGATGCGTCTGCC